TCAAACTGCATCTTTATTACTCTTATGCTGCCCGTCAACAGCGGGGACAACCTTTATTTTTCGGTCATAACTGGCAGTTTGCTTTATATTTTTGTGGCCGGATATTTCCTGCTTTTCCTGCAATGTTCCCTCCAGATCACTAATGCCTTTTGCCTTCAGGTCGTGAAAGGTGAAATCAAAATTCAGGTCCGGATGCGCAGCCGTCGCCAGCTCTTTTGCCTTGCGCCAGTGGTTGGTAAAGCCCGCTGCCGTATAGCGGTCGCCGGTGGGCTGGCGCAATACGAATGTGCTAATTATTCCTGTATTGGCTGTGAGCGTTTGGGCCAAGGACACCGCTGCCCGTAACCTGGGCGACCAAGCTTTGATCTGCTTCACGCCGGTTTTACCCTGGCGGATGTAGATTCCTGCCTCTAGCAACTGATCCCGCCGCAGCGCCAACACATCCCCTTGTCTGGCAACACATAAGTACGATAACTCCATCGCCGCCCGGGTGAGGTTGTCGGCTACTTCATACAGGGCATTATATTCAGCATCCGTTATATACCGGTCCCGCGGTGTTTCGGTAAATTGGCGGACGCCGGTACACGGATTGACCTTGACCATTCCCCTCTCGTAGGCCCACCGGAACACCCGAGACAAAAACGCCTTTTCCCTGTTGGCCTGGACGTTACTACTCACGCCACGCCTGTCCATGTATTTCCTGATATGTTGGGGCTTTATATCATTCGGTGCCATTTTGCCAAACGGCTTTAACACCTTCACTGAATAGGTACGGTAATCGCTGCGGGTGCGCTTGCCCAGGGCGTTAAAATCAGCCGAAGCAAAGAACCGTTCGACCAGGGCCGCAAAATCCCGTTGCTCTTCGCCGTCCTTTAGCAACCGCTCATATGCGGCCCATACATCGGACATAGGCGCATCGAAACCACAAAGCCTTATCGTCCCACCCCCAACCGGTTTAAATTCAAAAGCGGACCGGCCACGCGATACGCGAGGCGGCAAATCCTTATCAGCGGCGTTCTTGCGTGGTCTGCCCATTAGTCCATCGCTCCCCAATCCGGTTCGGTAGCCGTTGGCGTCGCCTGGCGGTGCTTGAGCGGATTATTGAAATGCGCCCAACTGGTGCTCGGCCGCCCATCCTTGCGAGTAAGGAACCACACCCCGGCATCGGCCAAAGCTTTACATTGCATTGAAGGCTTTTCATAACCGGTGATGCGCTCAATTTCCTGATCGGAAATGATGTCGTTGTCATTGCTCATGGTTTAAACCCTTACCGGCAACCGGCCGGCGACGATTTGATTGATATTACGTCTTGCTGGTGAATTAGTCATCGGATTGCTTCGCGACAATCCATACAATTGCAACAACACTACCAAGCACGCCCCAGATTGTGCCGACAATCGCGAACGCTTGCGGCCAATTCATGATTTCACCCCCATCAGCTTATTGGCCGCTTCCGGCCCCATGTCCTGAATCATGTCGCCGAATTGGTCAAGCTCCATCGAGATCCAGTTGATGCCAAAAGGTGTAAGTGTCGGAACGCGGCCAAAAACATGCAGCATCCCTTTCTTGGGAGACTTCATTTTCTCCCGGTCGAGTAGGGTTAAATAAAATTCCAGGCACTGGGATGTTGATCGCCCCAGACCTTTTAAATCACCCTCGATAAACCCTTCCATGGCACCGATCGTAAGCGAGATATCCCCGTACTGGTGCCGATATACCGGGCGGCGATAGGTCGCCACCTGGTGGAGCACGAACGCCTCGGCGACCAGTCGCAGAATAACTTGATAGTCTTCTGCAATATCAGCGGCGGTAATGTTGCGGTCATTATTCATCGCCATCTTCCTTAGCGTGCCGGCGCTTCTTGGTCGGTTTTTTCTTTGACGTTATCGTCGGTGGCACTATTTGTGGTCGCTCGGGTTCCGGCTCGTATTCCCCCGAGCGAATGCCGGATCGCATGCGCATCCTCCAGATAATCCACGCAGCCCAGTCGCAACCGTCATCAACGGTGACCGTAACTTTGATCAGCTCATCGGTTAGGTCAGCCATGTTATGTTCGTCGTTTGTTACGATGTCCTCAGTCATTGATCTGCTTCCTTGCTAAATCCTGCCCCAAATACTGCCCGAGCGACTTTCACGGGATCGGTTATGCACAATCCCTCATTGTCTCCCAACACCGCTTTCATCAACTCGTTTTGTAAAACGCTGTCGTAAGTCTTAGGCCAAAGGTCGGTCGGCATGTCGTACGAGTAACAGTAGAAAAACGTATCGATAGTGATTTGCGCTGCCTCTTGTGCTGTACGCGGCGGCTGGCGATAGCCAGCGTTCCAAATAGCATCGATAACATCACTCGGATCGGTACCTGCCGCCTTGATGCTTTGTGCCAGGGCAAAAACGTTGTTATCAGTCATTGACCACCTTCCTTGCGATACCCTTCGTCATAAAGCCGGTACATCAGATCGGCGGCCTGATAGCTTTCAGGCATGGATTGTTCGATTTTCAGCATTTCCTTAACTGCCGCTTCCCGTTTTTCCTTCTCGCGTTCGGCGGCAATCTCGGTACAAAGGCTGGCGCAATCAAGGCAGATATGTACCTTCGGCCCGGCAATGATTTCCGCCTTGTCTTTCTGCTGGTGGCAGAAACTACACACCGTTTCGGGGTCAGGTTCAGGGATTTCCCATTTCACCGGCTGACGGGTCCACCACGTTTCGCTGAGATTCATCGCGCTTCCTCCCGCGGTGCCTGTTCGCCATTGCCCCGTGCATCTAGCTCGAGCAAATATGCGGTAACATCGTCATTAAGCTCACAGGACAGATCGATTAGGGCTTCAACTTCACACCCTTGCAGATCCGCCCATCCGTAACAATGTGCCCTGGATACCGCCAGGGCTTGCTGCGATTTGCGGGTGATTCTTTCCAATTCCTTATGATTTTCGTTATGCATGACGCGCGTCCTCACTGAGAGCGACCTTGTAGGCATGCATTACCGCCGGCGTCTTGCCGGAAATTACCGACTTCATCAGGAATATGCCTGACCGGGAACTATGGACGTCGGCGGAGAATAGGGCGGCATCGACGCACCGGTTATGCCGGCGGAATCCAAAAGCGGTGCTGGTGATCGTGAGGGTGGCCACGGCGCCCTTATCCAGATAATCAATCTTCATGATCGTCACGCTCCTCTTTGTCGCTTTTGAGCCGCAGGGTGAAGCCGCCAAACGCCGGGTGCTGCCATCGTTTCCGTTTGCTGGTGGGCGGCGTGGACTCATCCAGTAATGTCTGGGCGGCAGTGAAGAATGATTCACGGTGAATCAGCAAATGACCGGTCTCACCATTGGTCAGGCGGGTAGGAAGGCTAAAAAAAGTTACTAGGCGGCGACAGGCGGTATTTGACAATCCGCTGGTCCATGCCAAATCAGCTACAGGAATGTATTCGGACTGATCAATGTCAGATGCATGGTGACTGACCTGCCAGTCAGGGCTGGACTGTAACGGAGCTGCAATTGCCGCGACTGGTTCAGTGGGTAGGTTTTTTTGAACGCCCACGATGTCGATAACCGCCTTCATGGTCGCTGATGCTGTAGCTTCGGCCACGACTCGGGCCAGTGAAAGAATATCGTGATTCATACTGATCTGTTGTTGCGCCGGAAGAGAGGCAATACGTGGTTGCGTCTCGCTACTTTCAAGCGCCTTCCAGCGATCAATAATTGCGGCACGACGCTTTATGTCATAACCGGTGATCAATATTTCGGTGTGTCGGCGGTCAAGCCGAAATTCATAGATATAACCGCGATTATCGAAATAAGCCGAGACGCCTTCTTTGATGTTAACGTATTGATTTTTATGATGATGGTTTTTACCATCATCCTTTTTTATGTCATAAAGCTGCTGAATCATATTCCAAATATCAACATGTACATCAGATTTATTCTTTCCAGTAAATTGCGCAATTTCTCGGCTGCTCATCATTGGTTTATTGCTTACGGCCTGTATTTGATTATCCATTTTCATACCTTCAACTCTTTTGTATATTTCTCGTGGCTCATTGCCACCCAATTTCTACCGCCGTCTTTCGATAACAATCGCCATCGCTGGCTAACACGCAACGACAAATATTTGTGCTGATAGCTGGTGCGCGGGTGTATATTTCCGCGCTGATACTGACTTAATACGATTGCCGCGCGGCGGTATATCCGCAATGGAATACGATTACCGGTCAGCGTCATGTCAGGCCGCATTATCCGGTGTCGGTTCATCGCTCGCCCCTACAACCTCATCAATCAGGTCATTCATAAAATCGTGACCGTCACGGGTTAGTTTCCCGGAATTGCTCCAGCATCCTTGATAGTGATCAATGATTTTTCGCTCAGCTTCCAGACGACCATATTTATCCCTGACAACGCCTTCAAATATTTCCATGGCCTCAATAAGCAAAGGTTCGGATAAAGCAACAGGTATAAGGTCGCCGCCCGCAATTTCCTTAAAAGCCAATATGCCGCCGGTCCTGCGCTGCAATGATTCCATTTGCGCCGCTGCTAACCGGTGCCGGTATTTCTCAATCGTTTCTTGATTACTCATGGAAAATACACCTTTTAATTTTCTGGCCGTGGAAATACCCAGCCAGAAGGCTGTAATTAAATTCATTTGGTTATAAAATCAGAATGGTCGTGTCTTCATAAACTCCGCTGTCCGTACGCAAAGCTTGACATATTTTTTGTTCCAGTCATCAATGGCGCGTTTCTTGGCAAGCAGCCGGCGGATGCGTCGCATGCAACGGATATGAGCGATTATGTATTCTGGCGATGGTTCACCACGATCAAAAATAATTACACCATCGGTCTCGCGATATCCTCGGCCTAAACGCGATTCTATGCCCGAGCGCCTGAATACCTTTTCTGTCATGAAGTGGGCCAAGCGGTTAATTGCGGTGTCCCGACTAAAGCACTTTTTATAACGGCCGTGACGTGTCACGACATAGACAGGTAGTGGTATTTGTTTAAAGGCAGATTTGATACCGCCATCTTCAGCAATAAAATCCTCGCCCAAGCGGTCATAATCAATTTTTTCGGGTTTGTTCATGATTGTCCTCTGGTTCCGTTATCTTCCAGCCTGCGCGCCGTGCCAGTTCGATAAAAACATCAAGGCTTGCGGTAACCTCATCATCTCGCATAGGGAGACTGGCCTTTAACTTTCCATTCTCGATATAGAGGGTCAGTCGTCCCGTGAATTCTGGCCGAACACGAAGGGTTATAGCGTTCGTCATCATGTGTTCAATCAATTCAAGCGTGATGCTATTACCCTCCCCCCCCTGGCAGCGATGCAAGTTTGCTGTCAAAAACATGAGACATTTTTATTGTCTCCATTAATTAATCTGGATATTGTGAAATGATATTCCCCAGTACTTAAATTGGAATAAGTGCAAGTATAATTTCCTCTGACATCACCAAGAATGGGAAATGGTTCTTTAGCTTCAAACCCATACGCTTGCTTGAGTTTAAATATCGCACATTCCCATTCATATTTGCTGACGGCATTTCTTGCTGTACGTTGAGCCAAATGAAAAGCTTTATGGTCAATGATTCTATATTGATGCTGAAAGTTCATTGCTGATGAAAGTGAGTTAATGGCGATTTTCATGTTCGCCCCTATCAACATGCTTGTTGCGAAATTCGATGATTTGCGCGAAATTGGGATATTTTTCCGCAAGAATAATCTTTGCTACTTCGTTTGCGTCGGAGTAATCGTGAAAAATATCTATCAGTACAAAATATAAATCTTCGCGCTCGTACAATGCATATTCATCACGATCGGTTTTTGATGGCGCTGTAATACATTGAAGATTAAAATTAGCATTAGGGAAAGATGTATCAGCTAAGAATAAAGTTGAATAACCAGTCCTGGCCGCCTTTCTTTTAAGCTCTAGATTCAATTTTGCATGGCTGATTTTTTTTTGATTTATGATAATATCATTGCTCATCTAATGGACTCCCTCATTAATTGACAGGAGAATAATACCAAACGATTAATACAAGTCAATACTTTATGATTAATCATTTGGTATTAATTGCATAGTTTGTTGATAATTAAGAAATAAATTAAAATATTTTTTTTCAAATTACCCAAAAAAGGTCCTTCTTTATCACCTAAAAGAGCAAATTTTAGAAAAATTTAAACATAAAAAAGCCCACGTGAAGTGGGCATTCTGGAGCTGTTTTTAAGGTAAAGGCGGAAAAAACCACTAGAGCAATACGGAATACCAGAAGACTCGTCCGATGATTTCAATGCCGCTTTTATCAATTTCTTCATCTGGATATTCGGCTTTATTGAAGCTTCGCACTCCAATCTTACCACCTGGCAACAAATGTAACATTTTGATTCTTTTCAAGCCATCCTGATTGATAGCGTAAAGCTTACCGTCGATAACTTTTTTGTTATTGCAATCAACAGCTACCGTTGTGCCATCCGGTATGATCGGTTCCATACTGTTACCTCGAGCAGGGAAACATAAAACCCCCGAACCATCTGTATTAGCTCCTACGCGGCGTAACGTCGCTTTAGAAAATCGCAGCATGAAGCCATTATAATCCTCATCTGAGATTCTCCCGTCACCACAAGCAAATTCAATATCTTTCAAAAAGGGCACCTCGACCTCATCATCTGGTAAAGGGGTGTCGCTATCCCATGCATCAACTCGCGCCCATTCACTTTCCGGGCCGATGTTTGATTCCTTGGATGGATTAATTCTCATTTCCCCTGAACCGTTACTTAACCAACTGGGATTAACACGTAAAGCGTTTGCTATTTCAAGGATCCGCGTCGTACTGGCAGCTTTGCCTGTCGTTAGCTTCTGGATGGCTCCTTGTGATAGTCCAACGACTTCGGCAAGTTTACTTTGCGTGTAACCCGCTTCTTGCATTGCAAGTTTCAGTCTTGATGAAAGAGTATCGGCATTCATTTTTAACATTCCACGATTAAATTAGCATCAATTTAATACCATAAGATTAAAAATGCAACAAGTATGTTGCTTGCTAAAATAATACCAAACGATTATTATAATGCCTTTAGTAATAATTGGATGTAAATATGAACAATTTTGATACCTTAACTACTGAAACTGCTATTGAAAAGGCGGTCCGTTTAGCGGGCGGCCAAACGGCTTTAGCTAGGCAAATTGGCGTAACTCAAGGAGCAGTATGGAAATGGTTAAATAAATCAAAAAAAATTCGTCCTGAAAATGCGGCAGCAATTTCGGAGGCTGTTGGTGGGCAGGTAGCTCCGTATGAATTACGCCCTGATATCCCGAAAGTCTTCCCTCACCCCGAAGGTATTGATCTTGCCTGATGTCAATATTCGTACCGCCATGCCGGCGGCATTCTGCCAAGCGGATAGCGAATGGATACAGGGGCAAATGCTGCGGCTACGGCCATCCATGCGCAACAAGGTTGCTGTGCTGTATGCCGAGGTCTACGACCAACATTACCAGGGTGAACCGGTGTCGTTTCGCAAAGAGAACCGGGCGCGCCATGAGGCTAATACCCGACTCCGGGTGTACGTACAGAGATATGCCGACGCAGCGGCGGGGCTGACAGAAAAACCCCCACTGGCCAGCACAAAGGCCCAAGCCGGGTTTGCTGCGGGGAACGGCAACGATCAGCAGGATTCAGGGTGGCGGAATGATGCGGGAATTTCAGACGATGCCATTCAGGGGAATGTGTCTCTGGCAAGTGAAAAAACGGTGAGGTTTTCACAAGACCAAAATCCTCAAAAATCAGGTCAAGTTCAACGGCTGATCGAGTCTTCGAATCATCAGGCTCCAGAATAAGAAAGGGACGACTTGGAAATGCCAATAAAATCAACTAATTACAAAGGCAGTTTGGAACAGTTTGTTCCTATTAGAGGATCAGGCTGTTCCAAGCCTTTTAAATCAACAAGTTACAGAGCATCAACCGGAACAGTTTGTTCCTACAACCGGAACAGTTTGTTCCAAATTAACACAAAGTTAACATATGGTAGCCGCCCTGTATGCTGACGTTTTCCCGAATTTATTGGCAATCGCGAGTTCAGTATTGGCTAACCGACCAACGACCGATCACGCAAAAGGTTTTTTGGTATTTGGACGAAAACGCTGACTGGCGATTCGGTCATGTAGTAACCGGGCAATCAGCCATTGCGGAATATTTCAATACATCAGAACGAAATATCCGGCTGGCCGTAAGCGCGCTCAAAGATGCCGGCATTGTGCGGGGGGATAAAAATATTTACGCCCTGAATCCCGATGTTATCTGGGGCGGATATGACAAAGACAAGAAAAACGCAACATTTTGGCGGCTAGGCGGCTCAGGGGATGGTGATAGTCGGGTGAGGTTCAACCCTCAGGCAACCAACAAAATCACTGCAAACGTGGACATTGAAATTCTTGAAGAGATCGGTCTGAAAACATCGAAAGAAATTTCAGCTCGTAAGTATCGGGGACCAAAAAATGCTTAACATCCAACCTAAGGCCAAGCAAGTTACCGCATTGAACATGCTGCGTCGTGACTGGAAACAATACCGCACCTTCCTGCTGTATGCGCCTACCGGATATGGCAAAACAGCAGTGGCGGCGTTTATCACTGATGGGTTTGTGTCGCACGGTTTGCGGGTGATGCTGGTAGTCCCATACACAACGCTGATCACCCAAACCGCCAAGCGCTTTATTGCTTACGGATTACCCGAAGACCAGATAGGCTATGTTTGGCGCGATCATCCGCCGTATGATCCCGATCGGCAAATTCAAATTGCCTCAGCACAAACCCTTATCCGCCGCGAATTCCCAGACAATATTGACCTATTGGTGGTCGATGAGGCCCACATGCGCCACAAGGGCATTTTGGAAATTATACGGGATTCCGGGGTGAAAGTGGTCGGCCTATCCGGAACACCCTTTTCGCCGTTCCTGGGGAATTATTACCAGCGTCTAATTAAGCCTACCACGATAAAAGAGCTGATCGCCGCCGGCGATTTGAGCCGCTACGAATTTTATGCCCCAACGAAACCAGACCTCATCGGTGTACGCACAACCAACACGGCGGATTTCGGTAACGATTATCAAGAATCGCAGGTAGCGGAAATCATGTGCGGCGCCACGCTGGTGGGCGACATCGTAGAGAATTGGCTCCAGAACGGTAATGACCTGCCCACGGTCTGCTTTTGCGTCAATGTGGCTCATGCCAATTACATCACCATCGCTTTTAACCAAGCGGGCATTAATGCCGAGGTGATGGTGGCTGGCACGCCGCAGGATGAGCGCCAGATGATTATCCACAGGTTCGAGCAAGGCGCGACGAAAATCATCGTTAATGTTGGCGTGCTGGTAGCCGGTTTTGATAGTGACGTACGTTGCATCATCTACGCTCGCCCGACTAAATCAGAGATCCGGTGGCTGCAATGCATTGGCCGGGGGCTGCGCACGGCGCACGGCAAAGATGCCTGCCGAATATTCGATCATAGCGGTTCCGTTCACCGCCTAGGATTCCCTGACGATATCGAATACGACCATCTACCGGCAAAAAATGATGGCATGAAGGAAAACGCCGTCAGGGACGCTGAAAAACGCGAAGAGAAATTACCGAAAGAATGCCCATCATGCCATTTCATGAAACCGGCTGGCATTTATGTTTGCCCAAAATGCGGATTTAAACCACTGAACGGTGAGGATGTCGAGGTTGACAACACCCGCAGGCTAAAAAAAATGGGTAAGAAGGATCGGATGCCTACCCAGGCAGAAAAACAGGCATGGTGGTCGCAAATCAAATACTACCAGATCGAGCGAGCCACCCAAGGTAAGACTGTGACGGATGGCTGGTGTAGTCATACCTACCATGACAAGTTCGGGTCGTGGCCCAATGGATTGCATGATACTCCAATGCAGATCACGCCGGTGGTGAGTGGTTTCATTAAGTCCAAACGAATTGCCTTTGCCAAAGCTCGGCAAAAAGCGGGAGAGCCTCGTGCCAAACAACCCAAAGCGGATTTTGCCTTGATCCCCCCCGCTGGATCTGATCCCACTCCACAACCCGTTCTTAACGGCCGTGCGCACCTTGCCCGCAGTGCTGAACTATTACGCCACATGCAACAAGGGAGAAATGCATGAAAACGGTTGATGCCGTCCGGGGCCGCTGGCCGGAAATTTTTCAATACTATGGTCTTCCGCCAGTGACCGGTAATAAACACTGGCCGAAGGAATGCCCCATTTGTGGAAAAAAAGGAAAATTTCGCATTGATGACAAAGGGGATGAACGGGGCGGTAACGGGACGTTTATTTGTAGTTGTAACCAAGGGGATGGCTGGCGACTATTGGAATTAACGCAAAATAAACCTTTCCGGATACTGGCTGATGAAATTGATGCTTTGCTGGGTAATGAGTATCAGAAAGAGGCGAAACCGGCACCGGCTCAAAAAACCGATATTCAGAAACAGCGTGAAAAAGTCATCAGTAAATATGCGTCATTGACCTTATTACGCGGCACCGATGCCGAACGATATTTACAGGCTCGGGGCATAAATTGCCTGCCATCGGAGAATATTCGTTATTGTGACCATCAGCGGGCACAGGGGAAGATATTCCAGGCCATGTATGCATTA